GTCCCCCGCCTTTCGAAAAAATTTTTGTGAGACACGAAGCGAATTTGGGATAGGTGACAATTTTTGTCGGGTTAGATGTTAATAGATTGTGAATAACTTGTGACACATTTTGACTTGACAAATTTTGTCAAAAACATAATTTTTATAAAAACCAAAAAACAAAAAAGGACTAAAATGAAAGATAAGCATAAAATATTTAGAATGGATGACTCTGGAGAATGGAAGAAGGTCACTTGGAAAAGTGGAGATCTAAAAGAAATGCAAAAGGATGAAAAGAAATGCCAAAAAAAAGATACTTAACTCCAAGTGAGGTTTTATTGAAGCTTGCGGTGGATCATTGGGAACACATGGGATATACTAAGCAAGATATCAAAGATCTTACTGGCTTTTCTACTCCAAATCAAAAAAGAGCATACTATCGAGCAGTGGGTTATTTCTTTAAAGGGAAAACAAAACAAAATGCAGAGGTTGATTTATGGAAGGAATAGAAGTTAAAAAGCGAGGCAGGCCAAAAGGATCAACAAAAGAAAAAGCTGCAAAGAAAAAGATTATTAAAAAGAAATTTAAAGCTTCCGAAGAATCCAAAAAGGCAAAGCCAAAGAAATCTAAAAAGACATCAGAAGAGTTAATTGATGATATTGTAAAGAATCAAGATTCAATCGAGAAAGATTTGGAGCTATTATCTTCTGATGAGTTGGATGATGAGGCGAAGCGAGCCATGATCAGAGCAAGAAACTCTCAAGCGAAAAAGCAAGAGAGACTAAATGCAGTTGCTGAATCTAGTTTGGTGGAAAAAGAACACGCAATGAGAGTAATTAGTGGTATTTGTCAAAGGTTCGTTGAGCGCCTTAATAATACACCAGATAAATTAACACCACAATTACACAAAAGAAGTAAATCAGAGATTAGAGAGAAAATGGTTAAAGAGTTTGATTTCTTGAAAGCTGATTTTATTCAATTTATAAATGAAGGACTATAATGGCGGTTTCATGTAGATGCGGAAAGCCAATCGTAAAAGCAGGCAGATGCCGAGCTTGTTACGAAGTAGATAGAAGAGCAAGGATCAAAGAAGAGAGCCAAGTGAGCCATCTTGAGACAATCTCGGAAAGCTTTGAAGAACTTATTAGCTCTCAATTGATTTCTATTTTTAATACAGATACAGATCAAAAGATCACAGATTGGACTGAGCAAAATATCTTTCTTCCCGATGGTGAAGGTTTCTTCTCAGTATCGCATCCAGATTGGACAATGGCGCCAGAGATGGAGTTTATATTTGAGCAGTTAAAGAATCCAGACGTAAAAGAAATATATTTACAATTTGGATCGCAGTCTTCAAAAACATTATTTCAAATATGCGCTATGAGTTGGTTTATAGCAGAGCGCAAGGTAAATGGTTTATTTGTTCCGCCAGATGAAAGACTCATAAAACGTCTCCAGGTGAGGATGCACAATATTTGGGAGAAATCGCCAATAGTTAACTTTGAACCAAAAAAAGGTGGAAAGGAATTTAGCAGCTTTGGAACAAATAGGATCGCATGGGGGTTGGCCACTTCTCCAAGTTCACTGGCTGAGATGCCTGCTGATTTTGTTGATTTCGATGAAATTGATGAGATCAAGGAGCAAGACATTAATCCAATTCAATTGGCACGTTCAAGGGGTAGAACAAAGCCAAACTTCAAACTTATACTTGCATCAACTCCTAAAAAGTTGGCAGGTAATGGCGGCATCCAAGATTACTATAACAATAGTAAAAGATTCTCAATTGAGATGCAGTGTCCACATTGTAGCGAATGGTCGGAATTCATGGAGGAACATATTCAAGCCGAAGAGGGTGCAGATTATAGGGCCATCGAATCCAAAGGACTTGGCTATGCTATCTGCCCTTCAAATGGATGCGAAATAACCGATGAACACCATGAAAAAATGGTAATGAGCCAAAGATGGAAAGATCAAGATCCAGAGCTGCCCATGACCTATATAGGCTTTCACAAAGCATCTTGGAACACTATACACAATGATTTCTCAAGTATAGCAGCCAAGCGCCTTAAATCAAAAGAAGAGGGAACAAATAGCTTCAAGGATTTCTATAACTCGGAATGTGCTAGGCCAATAGACTTAGAATCGATGGGAGGTGATTTAGAATATCAAGAGCTTACTTGTGATTATAAGAGAAAGCAGATTCCTGCAGATGTGAAAGCCATTACTGTGGGAGTGGATCTTGGAAAGAATCTAGCTTCTTGTGTAGTTACTGGATGGGCAAAGAATAACATTAAGTATAAAATTTATGAGCAAGAGATCGCTTGGGATGATCGAGACTGGGACAAGGTAGAGCGTGGGGTATTACATTTATTGGATGATATTAGAACAGAATTTGTATATCTTGGTGATGGGCCAAAGCCTATGTTTACTGGTGGAGCATTTGATGCAGGATACAGATCCAATTTAGTTTATGACTTTTGCCGCAGGTATCCATTATGGATTCCAATCATGGGCCAAGAGCCTTTATCAAAGCCAATATTAATAAAGCCTGCCGATCCACAGAAGAAATACGGAAAGCAATCTAAGGGAGTAAATCTATACAATTTAAAAGCTTACTATTGGCAGGATGTATTCCAAACTGCATTAGAGAAAGCAGCAGGAACAGAAGGATCATGGAATATTCCCACAGATTATACAGATAGATACGTCAATCAGCTAAATAATGAAGTAAAGCGATTGGTTCAAGACAATAAAGGATTTCAAAAAGAGATATGGACAAAGAAATATAAGGGAGCTAAGAACGATTATAGAGACGCATCTATATATAGTATGGTTCGAGGATATACTTTAGATCTTGATAAAATGCGAGATAAACCTGCACCAGAAAAGCGCAGATCAAATATTCCAAGTTACAAAAATAACACGATGAATCGGCGCCAACAATTTAATAGACGATAAACCCTTGACAAATTAAAAACAAGTTATATTTAACTTATGGCAGCGACTTGGAATGATTTAGCAGACGAAATAAAACTCAAGATTCAAGAGATGACTGAGACAGGTGAGTGGAATATTCAAAGCGTAACTTCTTTGGATGGAATCTCTCATACATTTTACTCAATGGCGGAGCTTATGGCCTTTTATGATAAGGTGAATTCATATGCTCAAGGCGAAGAGGATGAAGCAACAAAGCCTAAATGGAGGCCCATAGCTATGCGCAGGAGTGGATTTAGACGATGAGTAAGGCCTATGTAGCAGGTACAAGAAATGCCTTAGATCAGTACCAGGTACCGAATTCAAGATTAGGTGAAGACAGCTTATTAAATGGTGATTATTACACTATTATTGACAATTGCATGGATCTTATCCGCAATAGTCCAACAGCTAAGAGTATTGTTCAAGCTATGGAGGATTATGTTGCAGGCTCTGGATTAACACCAGGAGCAGGTACAGAAGCTGCTCGCAAAGTTTGGAATAGATGGGCATCTGGTACAGTAGATCTCGCAGGAACTAAGACCTTTAATCAAGTTTTTAGAGATATAGTTTATCAAATTGCAGCAACTGGTGATGTCCTTTTAACAACTCCAATTGATCCGAACGTAGTAAATGATTCAATCGCATTGAGATTGGAATTAACAAGCGGCGCCCGGGTGTGCAGTCCTAAAGAGTATGGGAACAAAAAAGATATATATGGTAATACTGTAAAGTTTGGTGTTGCATATCGAGATGGTGTTGAGGTTGGTTATTATGTTAAAAATAACGATTCAGTAAATGGCCGCAACGATGTAAAAAATTTCCGATATATTGAAAAGTATGATACAGAGACAGGTCGATTAAATGCTTGTTTAATTCGCAGACCTGCAGGCATGAGTGCAGAACAGACACGTGGTCTTTCTATGCTTACTCCAGTATTTACTGCCATCAAGGATCTTGATGATTTAATTGTTTCAGCAGTTCAAGGCTCAAGAAATAAAGCTTTATTATCAGTTATTTTAAATAGTACTAGTCCATCCGATGCTTATAGTGGTATCGGCGCAGTAGATCCAGACACAGGAGCTTTAATAGAAGCCAATGATGATAATGGTGAGGCTCAGATAGTTGGATCGTTACCAGATGGCGCCATTATGACAGCACCAGAGGGAACTACTGCATCAGTAATTAATTCAAGTGGCGATATCGATAGAGATGCGCTTATTTTACGAGCATTGAAAATTGTTTCAATGGGGAGCGGAGTGCCATATGAAATATTGGCTAAAGATCTTAGTGGAGTTAACTTCTCTGGTGGTAAACTTGCATTTGATAGCTTTTTTAGGTTAACTCAATTTTGGACAGATGAACTAATCAAGGTATTCCAAGAGATTAATAAATGGATTCAGATTGAGGCATCTTTGAAAGGCTTTGGAGTTGAAGATTTAACACCAGAAAACATTCTTTTAGAGTTTATTGGCTCGCAGAATTATGTGGATGCTGATCCTGCTAAGAACTCAAAAGCAGAGACTGAAAGAATTGGTAACAATATTACATCAACAACTAGAATACTCGCTCAAAAGGGTGTTCAAATTGATCAGATTTATTTGGAAAAGGCTCAAGAGTATTTAAAAGCCGAAGAGTATGCAGCAGAGTGGGGAGTACCTTTAGAGGTTTTATATTCATCTACTCAAGGCAAAGCAAATGCTGAGATTGAAGTAGAAGAAGAAATTGAACAAGATGATTCAATTACAGAAGAGACAATTAATAACAAATTTAAAGGTTTAGAATTATGAGAACCATTTTAGTATTCAATGAAATCGGTGGAATGGGTACTACTTCCGAGATGTTTGCAAGAGAGCTAGAATTCGCAAATGGCGAAGATATTGAAGTAAGAATCAATTCAGTAGGTGGTGAAGTCCAAGAGGGTATCACTATTTATAATCTACTTAAATCCTATGCAGGCAATGTCAAGGTGATCGTAGATGGATGGGCCGCTTCAATCGCTTCTATTATTGCTTTGGGTGGTGATGAGCTAGTAATGAATGAAGGCTCATTTATTATGATCCACAATCCCTGGACTGGCATGATGGGAGAAGCTAAAGATCTACGTCAAGAAGCAGACTTATTAGACTTAATGACTAATGAACTTGTTAATATTTATGTTCAAGCTACTGGATTGGATGAAGGTGAGATTCGTCAAATGATGGATGAAGAAACCTGGTTAAATCCAACAGATGCAATTGAAAAAGGTTTTGCAGACTCAGTAGCGACTTTCAATAAAGTTGCAGCTTGTGTTTCCAAAGATCAAAAAACAAAATATTTTTATAAAAACGCACCAATGGAGCTAACAGAAATGAATCAAAAAGAAGTTATTCATAATGAAGTGGCTGAAGCTGAGCTTGAGGTTCAAGAAGAAGCTTTAGTTGAGGAAGAAATTGAGCAAGAAGTAGAATTCGAAGATCTTCAAATTATAGCAGAAGCAGAAGAAGCTTTGCTTGAAGAAGATCTAGAAGAAGAGCTTGCAGCTATCGAAGAAGAAGAAGAGGAATCTGAGTATTTCACTTTGGAAGAGATGGAGCTTTATGCTGCTGAGAAGCTTGAAGAAGAATTTATTCGCCAAGCTGAGATCAAGGCGCTTGCTTTTAAAGGTCAAGAGGATTTAGTAGAAGAACTAATTAAAGAGAAATCAACTATTGTTGATGCTCAAAAAAGAATTATTCAAAATGCTAAAGAACTTCAATTGACTGCAAATCGTGAAGAAGTCGAAAAAGGCGATATTTTAAAGAAACTTAATTCGAATGCTCCAAAAGCTTTAGATTTAAAAGAATCAGAAGAAGAGACAATCGAATCATTAAGAAAACTTGCGGCAAAGGAAAAGAATCCTGCTGCAAAAAGAGAAATCATCAAAAAAATTAACAAATTAAAATAAGGAATTACTATCATGGCAGTTACAAGTCAAGAAATTACAGAAATCGCACAGGAAGCGATTGATTCAAAAAGCCCTGCTTTTGTAGAGCTTGAATCGTTCTCAACTAAACTTTCAGACGAAGGTAAAGAAGAGGGTGATGTTCTGAAAGTTGGAGTTTATTCCAAAAACTCTAGTTCAGATTTTAACGTATCTACTAACAACTACGAAACAGAAGATGGTGGTGGTGTATCTTATGTGAATGTAACTCTTGATAAACATATCAAGTCAACTTTCACAATCTCAGCACAAACTACTTACTTTGACATGGCTCGCATGATGAAGGGTGCTGTTGTAGCGGTTGCAGAAGGCGCAAACAAATACGTTTATGACCTAATCACTGCTGCAAACTATACTACTGTTGGTTTCACTGGCGCAGCTTCTACATTTGATCACGTTGATGTGGCTGATCTTTGGAACACTGCTCAAGATGGCCAATATGCTGCTGATGAGCGTTCAATGATCTTAACTAACCCATACTATGCTTCTCTTCTAAAAGATGCTAACTTGGCAGAATGGGATAAAGCAGCAACTGATGAGACTTTGCGTGATGCAGTAGTTCGTAAACTATACGATTTTGATACTATGTCTTCTAATGTTCTTGCTACTTCTGCTGGTGCAGTAGGTGTTGAGAATCTAGTTGGTTTCATTACTGATAAATCTGCAATGGCAGTGGCTACTGGTCTTCCTGCTATTCAAGATCCAGAATCAACTGCTTTAGTTCAAATGGTTGAAACTATGCAGGCGCCAAATGGTCTTACTATGCAATTCCGCAAGCATACAGATCCTGCATCTGGTGCAGTATTTGGTACTGTTGAACTTCTTATTGGTCGTCAAGTTTGCGATGCTACTCGCCTTGCAAGACTTGTATCTGCTTAATAGAGTTCAAATCATAACAAAACATGAGCCTCTCCAATGGGAGGGGCTTTTTTTATAAAAGGAGAAAAATATGAAATATTCTGTATTAATCGGAGTGGATGAAGAAACTGGAGAATTTGAAGCTTTAGCAACTGGCAACTTTACGGAGATAAACAAGCAAGCCAAGAAAATGGTAAGCGACAATCCAACTAAATGGCCTAAAGTAAAGATCATTTATGGAGAAAGACAGACTTTCAGATGCGCTGAACCAAAGCCAAAAGCTAAACGTGGAAGAAAGCCCAAAGAAGAAGAATAATGGCAAAGAAAAGCGGTTTTGAATTTGTGAACATGAAGCCTTCACTAAAGAAGATTGAAAAGGATATTAATTCGATTCAGTCTTCTATTGGTGGCGCTCATGCAGAGATTATAAACTTAGCTCAGATTGTTATTAAAAGAGAAGGTTTTTTGAATGGTGTAAATTCAAGGATTTCATCTGGGAAAAGACCACAATATGCTCCAGTACCAGGAGCGAACTTAACTAGAAAAAGAGGCGGTGATCCAACTTTCCACAAAAGCAAATTAGTGGATCGAGGTGGATCATTGCCTAATATATTTCAAGAATTAAACTTTTCAAAAGGCCCATTAGGATCCAGTACATTATATTCAGCTTCAAATGAAGGTATCGATGTACGAATCATAAAAACAAATAGACAAATCAAAGCCATTTATTCCTTAAAAGGAAAGTATGACAGAATATTTGGAATATTTGAAAATGGTGGAAAAAAAGAAAAGATTACATCTCCAAATGGCAAGGTTAAAAACATTAGAAGAGGCCAAAAGAGAATAGTTAGGCAAGGACTCGGAAAAGCATTGCGTAGGTGGAGTAAAATAAATAAATTTTATTTAGATAGAACACTAAAAGAAAGAAGCTTGGCAAAGATATGATTTATAGAGAACAGAAATTAGAAAAAGTAACTCTTGCGAGTGGTGATATTTGCAAAGAATGTATTCTTTTGGATTGCATCGTTCCAAATGGTGTTCATCTTGAAGGCTGCTTGGTAGTTGAAACACCAAAAAAGAAAAAAAAGAAAACTAAAGAGTGTGCAAAGTGCAAGGATCAAGATGGAAAATGCGAAGATTGCATTGAGGTTAACGAGTAATGCCATCCGATAAATCTGGACAGCTAATAGCAGAGCTTGGATCGTATTATCAAGCAATCAGCGCAGTGGGCGGTTATCATAATACTGTGGTGGCTAATGGTGTTCAGTATGGAGTGGAATCTTTTAATGATAGAGGTTTAAAAGATGCTGATTATCCAAGAGTTACCATTATTGCTAATCAGACAATTGTTCCAGAGTTTTCAACTAAAAGCTGCTCAAGAACGCATATAGAGATTACAGTTCATGGTTACTTGCGGAAAACAGGTAACAGAGAAGAAGATTTAGCAAGTTATCAAGCTACATTGGCATGGTCAAAAGATCTAAGAGATGCTTTCAGAGCATACTTAAATGGTCAAGATGGCGGCGATGTGGATGCAGATC